GAGGTACAGTGCCAACCTTGTCGTACCTTAAAGCCCTTGGTAGGGTGGCATTCAGACTTATACCAAGTGTCAAACTCTATCCCTACGGATTTATTAATAAACAAAGGCGTTAACTTACCCGACTTCAGTTTTCTTACTAGTTTATATGCAATCATATTTTACTCCCTACCACTATCAGCAGTAGTATTATTAAAATTATATCCATTATTGAATAACAGTATACTCAGCATTATTTGCTCTAACAGATACAATTGTATGTAGATTAATTGTTCTGTATCCCATTACCTGTACATCAAAGGTCGTATCATAGGTGTTATCGTATCTAGTTACCTTATTTACACCTCCCTTTAGGTATTTTGTTACGCCAAATCTACCATTAGACCGCCTAATTGTACCATCTTTCTTAACAAATTTAACCGAAAAGAATCTACCTCTTTGGTCTGTTAATAGTTTGTCTAGTTTCTCTCTAGTTACATTCAACTTTTGCATATGTATCACTCCGTCTTATTATTATTATTAATGTGCTAGATAAGAGATATTCTTTATCCCTTTATCCCAGCACTTCCTACACTCACCACACTCACCATTATTATCGAATGACTTACAAGTTGCCTTGCTTTTATCCGTAACAACGGTGCTTGTGTTGCTATATAAAGGTGCTTTACCGTCCACCATACTACCACTAAGGCGTATGACAATATTATTAGGTAAATTCCCTTTATAATTCTTTATAATCCTACTTTCTTTAGTAGGTAACCAATGTTTAATAGTTGGTGTTTGTCTTACTACTGACAATATCTTATCAAAATGTTCTACACTTTGCAAATCACCACTATCGTGCCATCTAAAAACACCTTTATCCCTTATATCCTTTTTATTAGATATTAGATATACCATAGCACTAACCCATTCAGGCTTATTTATTGACAATAATCTACGTTCTTGTGCTTCTACAATAGCAGGGTATCGCTTATAATTACCCTTTAAAGCATAACAACTTGAACATACACTATTTTTAATTTGTCTTAATCTACTACCTTTAATACATTTATTAGCAGGTATTGAATAACTACTAGAGGGCATTTTACTTGTGGTAGTTAATCCCTCCACCACTGATAATGCTTGTTTAATTGTATTTATAGGCGTAAATAAATTGTTTGTTATATCCATTTTATCCCCTCTTATGTTGTAATAATAAATCACCATAATATCTGTTAGCATCTTGATATAATGTTTCGTAATCATTCATACTTTCGAGTGTATCAAAATCACTAGCATCTAATTCATTAAATCTTGAGCCTTTTTTATACCATTTAATTGCTGACTCAATATAAATCTTTTGTTTTTTATTTAACTTTCTCATAATTCTTTATCCCTGTTGTTTTTGTAACGTGTTATAAAAAGTTGTTTATCCATATATCTCCAATAATTGTTTATCCAAGTAAAAACAGGACAGTGTCTTGGTTATGTAATCAATCCAAAGGTCTTGTTTTCATTTATAAAGATTTGTTTATCCCAATAAAAGGTTATCCCAATCTTTACTATATGTTACCCGAAGGGCAGGGGATTGTCAAGTCCACAAAACGAGAAACATATAGAAAAAATCGGGGCTTTCGCCCCTGTAGTTATGCTACCATTCTAGCTATTTCTTTGTATGCTTTTTCTAGCTCATCGTTTAGTTTCTGTAACTCTTTGACAAATTCCATTCTAGTCTGCAAATCTTTCTCACTGGCTTGTTTGTCAAACCATTTCCTAAAGGTTGCATATTTATCGGTACCACCTACTGACTTATTAGGCTTGCCAATCTTGCATTTTTCGTCTTTCTTGCCTTTATGTAGTGTTAACTTGTCAATATTTAATGCCTTGCTTGCTCTTTCTATCTGCTTTTTAAGACTGTCTGTTGATGCACCTTGCAGTTTTAAGTCGGTGGCAATTTGTTCCAGGTCATCAAAACCAATTGCAAGGCGGTCTGTAACTGCCTGTTGGCGTGATGTGCTGGTGTTACTTTCATTTAAGTAACTTAAATATAATTCTTCGTTTGTCATTTTTAACTCCTATGAAAACCAGGACAGTGTCTTGATTTTCTTGATTTCAATCGGACAGGATTGTCCTATTGATACTGCGTATTGTACTCTCTTTTGGTGGGTCTGTCAACACCCTGAAGCAGGACAGTGTCCTGTTTTTCATTCACAAATTTATTAATTTGTCAAGCCTGGTATCTAAATGCGAATGAAACAGATTTACGTTTGTTTATTATTCTCAACTGCAAATGATAATGATTATTGTTTACATATACAAGGACAAACGAGAATGATAATGATTTACAAATGAGAATGATTATCAAGTGATACCCAGTATCAAATGAGAATAACTATCAAATGCGAGTGATTATCAAATAAGAATGAGTACCACCTGCGACCCATTCTCAACGGGGAATGACTCTCATTTGCGAATGATTCTCATTATCACCGAGGCACCCCACCCCTTTTTCAAAGTTGTCCACACACTGAACCCACCTAGACCTAAAATTCTACATTTTTCATTGTATATTATAATAACCTAATATGCGGGCCAAGTAAATAATCAGTTATTTAATAGGCAGCTCAGAAATATTTCTGGTATAATTTGTTATGTAGTTAATACATACTTAGTCTCAACTAATTAACACTAGAGACAACATTCTGTCATTCATTAATAATCATAAATGATTGATATCATTTCAGATTAAGAATCAACGAATGTTCACTGTTGTTATCTAGGTACACTAGGTCTGTCTAAGTTTGTATATATACACTTTAATTATACCATTAGGAATACCTTATGGTATAATTGGTACCTATAAATATATTTTTTATAAGAATTTCATATGAGTATTAAATCTACAGGTAAGAATATCAGTACCCTCAAGAGTAAGGACGAGGAGAAACAATTAATTAAAGAATTGAAAGAGGATGCCAAGTACAAGGCAGCTGCCCTTACAGGTAAGAAACCTTCTGATATTGTTGTTGAGGTAAAGAAGACTAGAGGTGAAGGTTATGGTAAGATATCCAGAGGAGCTGGAGGTAAGGCTGCCAGAAGACCTAAGGGTAAGGTGTACAAACCTACAGATGATGATTATGATAAGGTAGAGGAAATGGTAATCATTGGCTTAGACCAGCATACTATTGCTAAGATTATGGGTGTGTCTAATGCTACACTATTGAAATATTATAGGCATACATTAGAGACAGCTAGAGATAAGCGTACTGCTAATGTAGCTGGTGTTGCTTATAAGATGGCTATGAGTGGTGAGTCTGCCAGTATGACTACCTTCTGGTTAAAGACACAAGGTGGCTGGACCCCGAAACAACATATTATTACTGAGGACCGTAACTTTGATATTAGCTGGTCAGCAGATGAAGAAGATATTGCTGATGCTAATAACAGAATAGAGAATCAGACGGAACACTGAGAGGATGCAGGTACAGGAGAAGCGTAAAGGGGTTGTGATACCCTATACACCTAGAACATTACAAGCTAAGCTACATAATGAGTTAGGTAGATTTAATGTGGTAGTATGTCACAGAAGATTTGGTAAGACTGTATTTGCTATTAATCAAATGATTAAGTCAGCTATACAAGACTTACAGACAGGTAAGAAAGCACCTAGGTATGCATACTTAGCCCCGCTGTTTAAGCAGGCTAAGACTGTAGCTTGGGACGAATTAAAGAGATTACTGAGGGAGTTTCCTGATGTTAAGTTTAATGAAGCTGAGCTAAGGGCTGACTTTATGGGGGCTAGGATACAACTATATGGAGCTGATAATCCTGATACACTACGTGGTATCTATCTTGATGGTGTCATCTTAGATGAGTATGCACAGATGAATCCTAAGATGTACTCTGAGGTTATTCGTCCTGCACTATCAGATAGAAAGGGTTGGGGTATTTTTATTGGTACCCCTAAAGGTAAGAATGAATTTTATGATATTTATCATTCAGCCAAAGAAAAGAAGGGCTGGAAGAGATTCTTATTCAAAGCCAGTGATACTGGTATTCTGGATGATGAAGAGCTAGAGATGGCCCAGCAGGATATGGCTGAGACAGAGTATGCTCAAGAGTATGAGTGTAGTTGGTCAGCGGCTCTAAGAGGTGCTTATTATGCCAGGGAGTTGGAACTTGCCTATGATGAGGAGCGTATTGGTAAGGTACCATATGACCCCTCTAAGCAGGTAATAACAGCCTGGGACTTAGGTGTATCTGACAGTACCTCCATATGGTTTGCTCAGTATGATGGTAAGGCTATTAATTTGATAGATTACTATGAGAACTCTGGTGAGGGACTGCCTCATTATATTGATGTCTTAAATCAGAAGGGCTATAATTATGGTGCACATATAGCACCACACGATATTGTAGTCAGAGAATTCAGTACAGGCAAGAGTCGTAAAGATTTAGCTTTCTCTTTAGGTATTGACTTTCAAGTTGCACCTAAGTTAAAGGTAATGGATGGTATTGATACTGTACGTACTACATTAAACAAGTGTTGGTTTGATGAGGATAAATGTAAAAAGGGTTTAGATGCCCTTTTGCAGTACCGTAGCTCTTATGATGATAAGAAGAAGATATGGAGTCAGAAGCCAGTACACGACTGGACTTCACACGCCAGTGATAGCTTCAGATACTTATGTAATACAGAGGTAGTGTTCACAGGTAACGACAGTATATGGGGAAAGGAATTACCAAAGCAAGATTTTAGTTGGGTAATATAACGAACGGGAGTGAGTAGGGATGAATCCAAGATGGCTAGAGAATAAAATTATTGAGATGTCCGAGGACATTAAAGAATTAAAAGAATTACTGAAGGTTGCAGCACAGACTGTACCTAAAACAAAAGGTAAATAATTTATGAGTAAGAGGATGACTAAGAGAGAACTAGCAGCATACGTAGAGCAAGAGATTCAAGGGTCTCTTGGCTACGGTGATGGTAAGTTAACACAACAGCGTACCGATGCTATGGACCGTTACTACGGTAAGAAGTATGGTAATGAGCAAGAGGGTCGTTCTCAGATTGTAACACGTGATGTTGCTGATGTAATTGAATGGATTATGCCAAGCTTGATGAAGATATTCACAGGCGGGGATAAGGTAGTACAGTTTGAACCACAAGGTCCTGAGGATGTAGAGGCTGCTAAGCAAGCTACTGACTATACGAACCACGTTATAATGAAACAGAACCCAGGGTTCAATATTATCTACAGTTGGTTTAAGGATGCTCTATTACAAAAGAATGGTATTGTCAAACATTATTGGGATGATACCACAGAGATTACTAGAGAGGAATATAAGAACCTCACTGAGGAAGAATTCACATCTCTATTGATGGATGATACTGTAGAGGTAGTTGAGCATACAGCCAACGGAGAACTATCAGAAGAAGATATGATGGTAGGGATGCAGCAGCAACCTCTACTGCACGATGTAGTAATCAAAAGAACAAACGAGAGTGGTCAGGTAAGAATTGAACCTGTGCCGCCTGAAGAATTTTTAATTAATAAATATGCTAAAAGTGTTGAAGATGCACGCTTTGTTGGTCATAGAGTTAAGAGAACTAAGAGTGATTTAATTGCTCAAGGCTATCCTAAGGCTAAGATTGAGAGAGCATTCTCTGCAGAAGAAGCTGAATATAAGTCTGAACGTCTAGCACGCTTTGACTTTGATGGTGACTCTACTTATGGTGGAGATGTGGATGAGGGTATTTGGGTAACTGAATGTTATATACACGTAGACTTTGATAATGATGGTATTGACGAATTAAGAAAAGTAACGAAGGTTGGAGATGAGATTTTAGATAATGAGGCAGTGGACAGTGTTCCCTTCTCCTCCCTTACACCTGTACCAATGCCTCATAAGTTCTACGGTCTGAGTATTTATGACTTAATCTCTGACCTTCAACTAATTAAGACTACCTTAATGCGTAACTTGTTGGACAATATGTACCTAACAAATAATGGGCGTTATGAAGTAGTCGAGGGTCAAGTTAATTTAGATGACCTAATGACAAGCAGACCTGGTGGTATTGTACGAGTACGTACTCCAGGTGCTGTAAGTCCACTGGCTACGCCACAGTTAGACCAGAACTCTTTCAATATGCTGGGCTATCTTGATAGTATCAGAGAAGAAAGAACTGGTGTTAACAAGAACAGTATGGGTATTGGAGATGGTGGCTTAAAGTCACACCAAACCGCTACTGGCGTAGCTCAAGTTATGACAGCTGCTCAACAGAAGATTGAACTTATTGCACGTGTATTCGCAGAGACAGGTATGAAGGACCTCGCCACTAGTGTGTACCAATTAGTGCAGAAATATGAATCTCCTGAGAAGATTGTCAGACTAAATAATAAGTGGGTTACTCTATACCCTGCTGATTGGAAAGAGAAACTAGACTGTACTGCACAGGTAGGTCTAGGCTTCGGCAACAAGGATATGAACCTGCTTCATTTGGGTCAACTATCACAGACTATTCAAATGGTTGCTGGTCATCCTGCTGCTGGTATGATGATTAAGCCTAAGAATGTATATAATCTTATTGCAGAACAAATCAGAGCTATGGGTATGAAGAATGTAGATGACTTCATCACAGACCCTGGTGAGGGTGATTTACCTCAGCAAGGTCCTGGTCCAGAAGAACAAGCTAAGCAAGCAGAGATGCAACTTAAGGCTGAAGAACTAAAGCTGAAGTTACAGAAGATGCAAACAGAATCAGCTCTTAAACAGAAAGAGATGGAACTGGAGGCACAGCTAGCTCAACAAGAGTTGGCACTTAAGGCAGAAGAAGCTCAAGTGAATATGCAAATCAAAGCACAGGAACTAGAGATTAAGAAGGCAGACCTAGCTCTTAAACAACAAGAGTTAATCTTAGAGAGGGAACAAGGAAGACCAGTTGCTATTGGTCCAACATAAGGAGTATAATGGGAAACAAGGGAAAGGAGAAACAGAGAGGTCAGGATGCTGAGAGATTAGTTAATGACCCCTTATACAAGGAGGCTTTTGTCACAACGAAAGAGCTGTTGATTGAGATGCTTTTACAGACTGCAATTAGCGAAGAAACGGAGAGAGATAGAATTTACATTACCATCAAGAGTTTAGAGTTGATTGACCAACATATCAAGTCTGTACTCGAGACAGGTAAGCTGGCTGAAGGACAGCACAGTGAGTTCTACGAAGATACAAACAACTATTAAAAATAAGGGAGAAACCAAATGGATTCAGAAACGAACAACCAAATGGAAGTAGCGTTCGAAAGAGCACAAGAAGGTTCTGCTGAAGAAGCAGCAAACAATATCCTAGGATTGTGGGAATCATCTAATGACCAACCTACAGACGAGGTAACAGATACTACTGCAGAAGACGAGGCAGTAGTTGATGAAGGTGATACGCAAGTTGAACCAGGGGAAGATGAAGTCGAAGGTGAGACTGACTCTGCGGAAGCAGAAGAATCAGACGAGCCAGTAGAGATAGATGAAGAAGGCGGAGAGGAACTAGAGGAAGAAGACACTGAGGCTACTGAAGACCCAAGCTACTTGATTAAGGTAGATGGTGAAGAGTACGAAGTTAACCTAGAGGAACTTAAAGCTGGATATCAAAGACAATCTGACTATACTCGTAAGTCTCAAGCACTGGCAGAAGGACGTAAAGAGAATGAAGCAATTCAATCTGAACGTATTAAACTAGAGCAAGAGAGACAAATGTACGCTAACGGTTTGCAAATGTTAAAAGAACAACAGCAATCCAAACTTCAAGAGTTTAAGAGTGTGGACTGGGAAACCTTAAAAGAGGAAGACCCATATGCATATATGCTTAAGAAGGACGAGTACCGAGATGCACAGGACAAAGCAAGGAATGCCGTACAACAACAACGGATTGTACAGCAACAACAATCACAACAAGAGTCACAGGCTAGAGCAGCATTTGTTCAAGGTCAATACTCCCAACTGATTGAGGCTTTACCTGAGTGGAATGATGATAAGTCTACCGTTAAGGAAGACATTAGAAAATTTGCCTTATCAGCAGGATACGCACCAGAAGAGGTTGACCAACTAGCAGACCACCGTAGTGTTCTTATTCTTAAGAAAGCTATGGAGTTTGATAAGTTAACCAAGAAGGTAGCCCCTAAGAAGAAGGCAATTAAGAAAGTTCCAAAGGTACAGAAGTCTGGTAGAGGTAAGGTTAAGTCTGAATCTGCTAATGATTTGTCAAACAAGAAGCGTACTAGGTTAAGGAAGTCAGGCACTCAAGAAGATGCCGCTTCCATATTTTATGATATGTTATGACAAGGGTTATAACTACAATATAAGGAAATACTATGGCTACTAATTTTAGTACATATGACGCACAAGCAATCCGTGAGGATTTATCAGATGTAATTTACGACATCTCACCAACAGATACTCCATTCCTATCGGGTATCGCTAAGAAAGGTTCTGCAGCAAACACTTACTTTGAGTGGCAGACTGATGCTCTAACAGCAGCTTCTGGCTCTAACAAGCACGTGGAAGGAGCAGCAGTAGGTGCAGCATCAACTTCAGCTACTACACGTTTAGGTAACTACACACAAATCGCTAAGAAGGTTGTTGAAGTTACTGGTACGCAAGACAAGGTTAACAACGCAGGTAAGAAGTCTGAGATGGCATACCAGTTAGCTAAGGCTAGTAAGGAAATCAAACGTGATATGGAAACGTCTCTGTTGGCTGATAACGCAGCTGCAGCAGGTTCTGCTTCTGTGGCACGTACTACTCGTGGTGCTGCTAACTTTATCACTACTAACGTAACAGATGCAGGTACTTCAGGTACTCACGCTGCTATGGTAGAAGCTGACGTTACTGCAGTTGCAGAAGACATCTGGACAGCAGGTGGTGAAGCATCAACTATCCTATTAGGTGCAACTAATAGAAAGTTAATCACTGCTATGTCAGGTCGTGCGGACCAAACTCAGTCAGTTGTTGATGACAACAAGACTGTGTACAACGCAGTAGATGTATATGTTTCTGACTTCGGTACGTTCAACATTCAGTTGGACCGTTACTGTGACCAGGACGTTGTATACTTCCTACAGAACGATATGTGGTCTGTTGACTTCTTACGTGACTTCCAAACAGTAGACATCGCTAAAGAAGGTGACTCTGATAAGAAGATGCTATTGGTTGAGTACGGCTTACGCTGTGGCAACGAAGCAGCTAACGGTAAGATTAGATACACAACTGGTTAAGAGCTAGTTTAAATCTGCCCCTCGGCTAACGCTTGGGGGTTTTCTTAAACTAATTAAGGGACAGTTATGGCATTACAAAATAAAATTATTGAGAACTTAGATGGGTCGATGACCAGTGTATCTTTTCAAGATAATAATGAAATTAAAGATATTGTTAAGTTAAACACCAAGGAGAAGTTTGAAGGGGCACGTAGTGGACGTGCACAGTACCGAGGTGATTCAACGATGGGACACCACGTAGCTCGCATACCTATGTTAGCAGTGGAGCAGATGATGAGGGATGGTATCTGGGGCAACCAAGAGAGAATGAAAGAATGGTTGAATGACCCAATTAATGAACCATTCAGAACAACTAAAGGAAAACTTTAAATGGCACTAAGCACATATACAGAACTCAAGACAGCAATTGCAGATTGGTTAGATAGAGGAGACCTCACTGCTAATATACCTGACTTCATTACATTAGCGGAAGCCAGGGTCAATAGAGAGTTACGTATTAGACCACAAGAGGTACGCTCTACTATGACTACCACTGCAGGTAATAGATACCACGCACTTCCTGGTGGATACCTCAGTATGCGTAACATTCAAATTAATAATGACCCTACAGTACCATTAGAGTTTATATCTCTTGAGATGCTGGATAGGTTATATGGTTCAAATACCTCAGGTGTACCTTCAGCTTATTCTATCGTTGGAGATGAATTTCAATTAGCACCTATTCCAGACTCGGCATATGAGGTAGAGGTTGCATACTATAAGAAGTTTGATTCTCTAGGGGATGGTACTGGTGGTACTGTCACTAGTAATTGGCTTACAGCAAATGCACCTGATGTGTTACTATATGCTGCACTACTTGAGGCTGAGCCCTTCCTAAAGAATGATGAAAGACTTCAGGTGTGGCTCGGTGCATATAAAAATGCAGTTGAGAGTTTACAGAAAGCAGACAGTGCAGACAGGCATTCAGGCTCAACAATGAGGGTACGTAACATCTACTCAGGTGTTGAAGGTTAATGCAAAGTACCTGGGCAGCCAGTTCAGAAACTTGGGGCACAGCACACGTATGGGCTAATGACACCTACAGTCACAGCATAATAGCCAATAGTAGCTTAGGCACATCAGATGTTGCTAATGTTACTATGCCAGTTAGTGCTGATATTACACAGATATTATTGTCAGAGTTACACGATGAAGACAGGGTTAGTTTACTGAATGGCACGTTAGCTTCAGCACTAGGACTTACTACAAGTTGTGTGCTTGTGTTACCTGTATCAGGTAGTATGAGTATAACAACTGCAGGGACAGGTTCTTCAGTTATGTTAGCTACAGGTTTAGCTACACTATCTAGTGGTCACACAACTACCAGCAATAACAATACAGTTTACCCAGCAACAGCAACGTTCTCTTCAGTCTTAGAGAATGTAAATGATGAAGATAAAGTTACATTAATTAACACTGCATTAGAAGCAACTTATGGTATAATATCAGTATCAGTTTTGAAAGCAGTTGGTAATGCCACACTGCCTATTAGCACTGGTGTTGTTAACAATATCAATTATCCAGAATCATTAACTATACAGGCTTCAGTGTCTACCTCTTCAGCATCCAGCTTCTTATGGAACTCAGAGACAGAAAGTACAGATGCTTGGACAGCAATAACAGAAGAGACAACAGACTGGACAGAACAAACAGAGGATGATACAACGTGGACATAAATAATAACACTAATTTAATAGCAATAGGAAGTAATAAAATGAATAACAATACAACAGCAGACTTATCATTAACTAACATCTGGACAGTAACTTGTTTAGATGCAGATGGCAACACTAAGTGGTCAGAGACAAAGAAGAACTTAATTACTACTGAAGGTCTTAACCACATCTTAGATACACAGTTCCACGCAGGCACAGCAGTTACTACTTGGTACATTGGACTTAAAGGAACAGGTACACCAGTAGCTGGTGATACATTAGCTTCACACGCTAGTTGGTCAGAAGTAACAGACTACTCAGGAACACGTAAAGAATGGACAGAGGGTGCAGCAGCATCAGGTAGTATGACTAATGCTTCAGCCGTTGACTTCGCAGTCACAGGTACAGCAACAGTAGCTGGTGCTTTCCTAGGTTCTGCAACATCAGGTACTACTGGTACTTTATATGGTGTTGTAGACTTTGCATCCAGCCGTTCAGTTATCTCAGGTGACACACTACAGGTAACAGTTACAGTAACAGCAGCATCATCTTAAGAGGTAACATACTATGAGTTTAGAAAGCTTTAATTTTATTGACTCACTTAATGCGTCAAACCCAACAACAACAGATAACGTATCAGAAGGTGATGACCATATACGTGGTATTAAGTCAACACTAAAAACTACATTCCCCAGTATCAACGCAGCAATCACAGCAACTGATGAAGAGATTAACTTACTAGATGGTGTTACAGCTACAACAGCTGAACTAAACTACGTTGATGGTGTTACTTCAAACATCCAAACACAGTTAGGCACTAAGTTACCTCTAGCTGGTGGTACTATGACTGGTACTATCGCAGGCTTTACCTCAACAGGTATTGATGATAACGCTACGAGTACAAAGCTAACAGTAGCTAATACTGGTATTGATGTTACTGGTAGTGTTACTTGTGATGGGCTGACTGTATCGGCGACTGGTTCAAGTTACCCTACTATTTCACATTCAAATGGCAATCTTATACAGCTTCAACCAAGTTATAACTATTACAACGCTTTTGAACACGTATTTAAAAGTTTAAATGGAACATCTGAACACCTACGAATAGCTAGCTCAGGCAACGTAGGTATTGGTACTACTAGTCCAGATGCGCGACTTCAATCATCTATAAGTGATGCTGATGCTACACCAGTCAATGGTACAGACAATCATAAAGCAAGAAGCGGTCACTCTTTAGAAGTATTTAATGAGTCAGCTTCAGCAAGTTATTCTGGCATTCATTTAAGAACAAGAAATAGTGGTGCTTCTGCTTGGTCTATGAATAATGTATGGAAGTCTACGTATGTTGGTGATTTAACTTTTGTATCAAGGACTGCTGGTTCTACAACTACTGAAAATGTAAGATTCCTTAACGAGGGCGGTATCACATTCAACGGTGACACAGCAGCAGCTAATGCCTTAGATGACTATGAGACTGGTACTTTTGATGTTACTTTATTATGTGATGGAAATTCAGTAACCCACTCTTGCTCCTATACTAAGATTGGGAATATGGTAACTGTTGATTTTGCGTACACAGGTACAAGTAGCACCTACTGGAGTATATTTGGAGCTTCGGGAGATGCCGTCACAATAACGAGTAACCTACCCTTCACCCCTACAGTAAATGGTGGTTTTGCGTGTAATGTAACTCGTTCCTTGGCAAATGGTAATGATTTATGTGTGGGTTGGAGAGCGGGAAGTGCGGGGCTATATTTAGGAACTGCTGACCAGAACAACTACCAACCCACCAACAACGCTACAAAGGATACTACCCAATCCAACATTACTATACAAGGAAGTGGGTCATATGTAATAGCATAATTAACCTAAATGGATTTTAGGCAGAACAATTTAATAACAACAGGAGAGTCAAAATGGCTTTAGTAAAGAAAACAGTAGTAGATAAAGTAGAAGTAGTTGGTGAACACAGGATGGTACAGTGTCGTGAAGCTACTTGGGTAGAAGATAACGGTGTAATGATTGGTGGTAAGAACTTCCACAGACACGTAATCGCACCAGGTGATGACACAACAGGTGAACCTGCTGAAACCATTGCTATCTGCAATGCGGTACACACACCAGCAGTAATAGCAGCTTATGAAGCTATGTTAGCTGCTCAAGAAGCAGAAATGAATCCAGCTGAGTAAGAACAGATAGATAAAAACAAGTAGGGGTGAAATGCCCCACACTCATTAAATACAAGGACGCTTATGGAAATGTCAGACATCTTTCTAACGCTAGTGGGCGTTATCATAGCTATGCTAGGTTGGTTTATGAGCAGACTAGCTGACACAGTAAACAAGCTAGAGCATAACATTACTAACTGTCAGACTA